CGTTTTCCCAGAGTTCACACCAATGCAACGAGAAACAATGATTACCGGTTTCTGTGAACCATGCTGGGAAGCCATCATGATGGATGAGGACGAATAATGTTTTACATCATCTTCATTCTCTCCACATTAGCGTTACTGTGGTGGATGAAGAACGGTGACTGGCTGTGAAGAAAGCAATCGAAGCCACCTTGTTGGCAGTCATCGGTGTCGCATCCATCTGGCTTTGTGTTACAATCTCAGTCATCTACATGCTCGGCAAAACTCTTTACGAATGGGATGACTGATGATCTGGGAAGGTCGACCACGAACAAAGCAGCGCCCCCGTCTCGGAAAGAGACGGCGGGCGTACACACCTGCACCAACCTTGCAGTTTGAAAAATCTATCCGTGAAGCATGGATCGCCCAGCACGGATCGGAACCATTGAAAGGCCCGTGTGGCATGACAGTGGAGATCGGATCGAACCACATTTATGTGGACGTATACGAAATCGAAGAATCGTTGCGACCAAAATATGTGACCGGTGACGTAGATAACTACCAGAAAGCCATCCAGGACGCACTGAACGGAGTAGCATATGAAGATGACAAACAGGTCCACTACCTTGACCTCCGACTCACTAAAGCGAACGTATCAGACTACGATCAACGGTCAGACGATCAACAAGGGTGACATCATGCGGCTGGAAGGACGGAACCACTGGTTCCGTTTCCTGTACGTTCACGACAACGGAGACGTGACGTTCTGGGGGCCAGTCACAAAGCAAGGTCAACAGAAATCTCAGGGCCAGTTCATCACCGTTCACCCTAAGATGGTCAAGCAGTGAGTTTCAAAGATAAAACATTCCAGCAGCGATGGAATGACGAAATGTGGCATCACAGCGAAGATGCTTTCGAGCAACGCTGGGAACACATCAAGCATCGTTTCGGAATGAACCAGATGGGAGACGAAACTCTCATCGAACCCTGGTCACTGTCACCATTCATCCGTCACACACCAGATTATATTTGCAAACTGAAATCTGGTGCCCAAGCATTCCTTGTCGAAGTACAAGGAACAGGGAAAGACATGCTGCACAAGTTCAAGTTTGAGAAACTTGAAATGCTCGGACACTGGAACAAACACCAAGATGTCTGGTTCTGGTTATGGGACAACAAAAACCAGCGGGAAACACTAATCAGTCTCAACAGAATCAGGTTGCTGATCGCACAAGGCAAAGCAACCAGAGACAGTTTCGACGGAGGCAAACGCCCCTATTGGGCGTTGCCAGTAGGGGAAGTGTACGAACAATCCGATTGGTATGAATCCAGAAACAGGTACATGTGATGAGCGAAGAAACCTGGCAAGACATCGTGGAGAAGCCGCTACCGAGAACACTGGAAGAACCCGTAGCGGGCCGCACATGGATTCTGGAAAACCATCTGGACAACCAGCCGGAAACACCATTCCAAGCCCTGATGGAAGCAGCCCCACACCAGGAGCCACGCATCTCCAAACAGGAAGTGATGTCAGTGGAAACGATCCTGTCAAGGATCGTGGACCAACATCTAACGGAAGAAGAAAAAGCCGTTATCGAAACGACCCTGTACGCAGGGCACTCAATCAGAACCGCAGCAGAAATCCTGGGCATCCCTAAAAGTGTTGTTCATCGACTGAAAAACTCTGCGATGCAAATCATTGAACGTGAAATGAGGAACAATGGATACGGCAACTGAATGTTTCAATCTGAAAACATTGAACGGACTATCAAGCAGGTGGCCGGTCAAACCCGAAACTTGGAACGTGGCAGCACAAATCCTTGTTATCGAACTTTCCGTCACATTCGAAGGACAACAAGCCCCCAACATTGACGAAGTGCCACAAGAACAGTTGGAAGAACTGTTCAACCTAGGGCAACTAGACGACATCGCCAGAATGGCGATGCGTTCACTATACGAAACCGAACAAGAACGTGACTACCGGCAAGAAGTCATCGACATCCTCGTCAAGAAACAAGCCGACTACGGACCCAGAAACATTCTCCGGTTCGGAGAACCAGGACTACAAGTCCGAACCTGGGATAAAATCGCCAGGCTCGGGAACCTTAAAGAAAACAACAGGGACCCAGAAAACGAATCTGTCCGAGACACCAAAGTTGATATCGTCGGCTACACTGTGATCGCACTCATGCTCAGACTCGGATGGTTCGAACTCCCACTCCAATACTCCATGTTCAACCATGACAAATGAACAGCCCACAACAAACCCGACAAGTTCTAACGAACCTACTGGAAGTGATGCGTCAACTGAAAGTTGAAAGCATCAGCATCAAACAGTTAGAACAAATCATCGAAAGACTGAACCGATGATGAACAAAAAAGAACAACGGGAACGTGACCTGGAACGAATCAAACAATCCCAACGTCACAAACGAGACCACTCAGCCTACTTCAACCTAGTCGGAGGACCATTCCACGGTCTACGACTCAGACTCTACGCCCCGTGGGACACGTTGAAGTTTGAAAACGGGGCACGATACGAAATCAGTCAACCACTAGCCAAAAACGGAGAATGGGTTTACATCCATGACAAGGAAAGCACAGGCATCGAAGCCCCAAACACCTGACGTTGAAACCATCGAACAATGGTTGCAGTCAAAAGGCATCGGACTTTGGCCGAGCGTGTCAGCAATGATCACCGACCCGAGAGAACTCAGGCAAGCAGCACAATGGTTCCACAAGCAGATGTGTGAACTACAGGAACACATCGACCGAACCTGACCCACAAACTAAGAAACCCCCCACACCATCCGGTGTGGGGGGTTTTTGTGTTTCAAACTGAAACCAGGATCACATCCAAACACCAACAAGATCAACAATCACATGCGTCTCAGTACGCACAAACAACATGAACTTGCCGTCAGTCACCGGCACATCAATCTGATTCGCACACGGATCAGAATACCGATAGTTCAAATCAGACGTGATAGGACGAGCAGTAGCAGCAGGATAAGCAGTAATGAACCCACGACCCGCAGCATCAACAGCAGTCAAGTTCACCTTCACAGCCTTAGCACCAGCAGGAACCTGAACCTCAACAGTGCCACCCGAAGGCACCTTGCCAGCAACCCGAAGCCCGCTAGTTTCCCGAGTGTCCAACAGGCGACGCTTATCGAAAACAAGTTCTTTCACAACAATCTTCTTTCTACCAGGAAACGGATACCCCTGCCTTGGGGCAGGGCTACCGGCAGACACCCAACTGGAATGCCCGTCGATTTCAATCGGTTGCATATGCCACGCCTCATTCGACACGTTGCAATGCAAACCCCAAACGTGACTGATCGCAGAACCCTGCGGCAAAACATCATCCCAAGAAACACCGACATGAATCCCGCCATTAGGGGACCTTTTCACCAGATCGACAGCACACGCACCAATGAACCCGTCACTGTACTTCTGATTCTGATGAAACGACTTGCCCTCCGGCGCAAACCCCGGCTTGTCAGGCTGAGTCCCATCCTCACGGAAATGTCCTCCGATACCAATCTCGCCACCCTTATAAGCCAGCCAAGCCAGCAGCCGTTCCAAATACTCTGGATGGTAATGAGGGAGCAGTTCCGCACGAATCTGCTCCAAAGTACGGTACGAAGTACCGTACCTCCAAGGATACGAATCAGCCATTACCAGTCAACCTTTCCAACAAACGTCGCATAGCATCATCTTCAGCCTGGCTGCGTGCATCCATACTCCTAGCGTACATTTCGCCACGAATGTTCGACGGAGTGTTCTGACGCAACGGGACACCAGTGAACCCTAGAACGGATTGCAGACGGCGTTCCTGATACTTCTGCTGATTCGGGTCAAGACGAGAGAACCGTCCAGCCAACGGAATCATATCCTCAATCACTTTCTGTGCCCGATCAGACATCAACAACTGTCCGTTCACAACCTCAGCATCACCAGCAAGCGCCTTATCGGCAGCGAACTTGATCAGATTACTGACACCAGGGACAGCCATCCCAGTGAACGGGATTTCACCTTGAAACAATGACGGTGCCTGACGTGCAACCATCTGACCGTCAGGTCCACGCTCAAACAAATCGGTTCTCATCGGGGCGTTCGTGAACAACGAACGCCCCCGCAACAACTCCACCGGAGTTTTCACCAGCGGAGAAGTATCCGACAGCAACCTGACCGGATTGAACTCGTCACCAGTAGCAGTAATCGAAGCCAAATCTTGCCGGAACCTGAGAGACGGCAAATCAGGAGTCAAATACCATGCTGAACCGCCACCCTCACCGGCAGGAATCCTGATCGCACCAAGTTCCTCAAACCATGACGGCACAACAGTATCGTCATCCTCGGAAGCAATCTCCAAGTTCTTTTTCAAATTGAAATACGACTGGTTCAACTTCTGAGGGAACCTAGTCCACACCTGAGACTGGAGAGCCATGTTCCGAGAATAGAACGTCCAGAACGGCATCACACGCTTAGCGACACGATCAAACTCTGAAATGTCACGATAGTTGAAATGGAACATTTCGACCCTACGGATCGCCTCATTCATATCGCCGCCACGAAGAATCACATCGTAACCGTGACTGCCACGCAGCAGCGCCTCAACACCAGATGACTTCCCACGAATGTAACCAGTCGGAACGAACTCCACACTGAACGGATTCCAGGAACGCTTACCAATCAACTGGCTGCCAACCTCCTGCGGAGTCAAACCCCAACCCGTAGCAGAAGCAGACCTCAACGCTTCCTCGAAAGCCTCCAACTCTCGTTTCGAATACCCGTGCTGAGCACCCCACTTCAAAGCAGCATCCAAACCAAAATCACGGTTGCCGTTACCGGCAACCCGTGCGAACACGGTCGGCTCATGATACTGACGGAGCAGACGATTGAACCGGACAACATTTCGAGTTGAAACACCATCCAGATACATGCCGAACGCACCAGAATAAAAGTTGCGCCACACGAAACCAGGAGACGTAGTAGCCCAACCCTTCCACACGTTCATAATCTTGTCGTGACCCTCAATGAACTTGCGGAGCTTACCCCAATCCTCAGCAGACCTAGGCACAGACTGGAAAGCCTCATCGAACCATTTAGGCACAGAAATCTGTGAATCAATCATCTTGAAACCATCTTCCAACACCCTCTGCATGTGGCGCTGGAACTTAGGGTCACTCAGATTCTTCACAATCTCATTCGAAGCATCCCTGGCAGTTTGACGTGCCTTATACGCAGACATGTCATGAGCCAAAGCCTGCGATTCCATCTTCTTCACAATATCTGAAATCGGATCGGCACCAGCATCCTGCAACGACTGTTTCACAACCATCGTGCGAGCCTTCAACTCGCCAGCCAAAGCCCCATCAACACCCTGGCGTGCGACATGAACCCGATCAAAATTATCGAGAACATTATTCAGCCGCAACATCAACGTGTCCGAATCAGTGACTAGCACATCGAACGCATGTGCAGCATCAGTGTACGCATCGTTGGCCTTCAGCCACCGATCACGAGCCTGCAAAAGTTTCGTGTTAGCGCCCTGCACCTTCTGGCGAAGAACATACTGTTCCTTCGCATTCGGTGGCTTCATAGTCGGATCAGAAAGCTTATCGTACTGTTTCTGAAGTTTGCCCTGCTGCTTCGTCAGAACATCCAACTGCTTAGACAGTTCAGCCTGGTCTTTCAACAAAGCGTTACGGGCAGCCTCATTCTTCTTGCCACGCAACTTCTTGATCTGAGCCGTAGCATCATCAATCGTCTTGTTCAGATCATCAATTTCAGATTGAAACTTTTTGATCTTACGCATGATCGGTGCCTTCTTGGCACCGAGAGCCTTACGGCCACGGGACTGGGCAGCCTGAAGTTGCCCTTCCCACATTTGCAAAGCAGCCTGCTTCTGATTGACAAGATCATTAGCATCATCAATCTTGTCACTCAACGACTTCAACCTGTCGCTCTGAGCCAACAACTTTTCCTCAGTATCCAACAGGTTAGAAGCAACCCCCTTACGGGCCTTCACAACCTCAGCATTAGCAGTCTTGATCGTTGCTCGGCGGGCATCCATCCCGGCACGAATCGCATCATCCTGAGCCTTGATAGCAGACTCAAGTTCAGTGTTCAGTTTCGCAGCCTTGCTGACATTCAAATCAACCTGATCGGCAGCCTTATAGATCGAACGACGCAAATGCGCTTTCTGTGCCTGAGCCATATAAGCAGACATGAGGACACGAATGTCGTCCTCAAACAACTTGTACCCGTAATCAGGATGCCTCAAAGCAATATCGTTCAACTGCTTGATTGTCGCATACTCCAACCCGATATCAGGGATCGTTTCACCAAGGAACTCCATCCCAGGCTTCAACGTCCTCGTCTTTTGGAAAGCCTCAGCAGCATTCAAACCTGCACTAGAAAGCCGAGTATCGCCACTTAAGACGGCCCGCTTACCCTTAGAGGTAAGCAGGTGGTTCACATAGTTATCGACATAGCCGAAATCGAGGCCCATCGAAACCATTTCTTTATGGATATCATCGTAGAACCCGGACAGACGTTGCGCCAAATCGTTGTCCAGAATGCCACGCTCAATATCGTCAGCCAACTTGATGGCGTCCTCATCAGACAACTTCGGAAGTTCCTTACCGAACATCCGTTTCACATCAATCATCTTCTTATCAAGCCAACTATACGATTCGGCCTTGGCGAGCTTGATCGCAACAAGGCCACGGGCCGCATCAGCAGAACTGGAAGCACCAGTCAAAACCTCGTTCACGAAACGACGTTCAGCCTGACCGATAACATCATCACCGCCAGTAAAAATGCTGCGTGCCTTACGGGCAGCAGCAGAATTACCGTAAGCCATCTTGATGTTGCCCTTCAGGTTCTCAGCCATTTCAGCCAAAGCCCTACTGGCACGCTCACCACCAACATTCAGGCTGATATTGCCACGCCCGAACGTCAAACCGAAATCGGCTTGCAAACCAAGTTCACGCAACAACTGATCGTCAGCACCAGCAGCACGCTGCAAACCCTTACGGGTAAAAGCGCCACGGCCACGCAAACCAGCCTCACGGGCCAGGTTCTCAACACCCTCACCAACAATGTTCCGCTTCGCCGCTTCCTTCACAATCGTCTCAGCCAAACCACGCCGAGAACCAGAACGCAAAGCAGCATCCAAAGCCCTATTAGCATCAACGGCTTGACGGCCAGCACGACGCACCGCACGGGAACCCAAACCCTCAGCCTGTGCAGCAGCACGGGCGATACCAGCAGCCCGCCCAGCCTCATACGCCCTACCGCCAGCAGTCAAACCCCTGACCGTACCGCCAGTCGCATACGTCAACGGGTCAGCAGCAATATCACCAATGAAACCGATAGTTGCGCCAACCCAAGGATTCCAACCCCTTTCCTCAGTGAACGCATTCTTATCGTTCATCAAATCCCGGAAACGATAATTGTCTCGGGTTTGCTGCCACCATTCCCCGAAACTAGCATCGCCACTATCTAGCGCATCCCACGTTTCCTTGAGGCCACTGACAACAGCAGCCCTGGGCGTGTCAACGACATCAAGAATCCCACTGAAAATCTTTGATGCCGTTGAAGGCTCCGGTGCCTTGAACGCACCGTTTTCAAACTGAAAACCTGCCACAGCCTTCGAAATATCATCAGCAGAAAAACCAGGACCGTAACCAGCCATGCCAGGAACACCACCAACCCCCGGTGTGACGGGGGTTGGTCGTAGCACGTTAGCTAAATCTGCTGCACTAGTACCAAGACCACCCAAACCCACATTTACCCGTGGGAGAGGATTATATCCTTCTCGTTGAGCAGCAGCCTCACGAATCTGATCAATCAACGCCATGTTTTACAGGCTTTCTCCAGTGATAAGCTGATAGATAGCACCCAAACGGGCACGGTTATCCAGTTCCATTTGAGACGGCCGAGTTGTCTGCTTAGCCTTATCGACCTGATAGTTAGCCATACGGCCAAGCATCTGATTAGCACCAAAAGACAAAGCAGGCTTAGCCATCCCCGACCCCTGCATCGGGGTCGTCTTACCCAAAGTGCCAGTGACATTCGCCAACTGGTAAGCCCTAGAGTTAGGGTTGGCACCCTCAGCAGCAGTCATAGGGGCACGCTTACCCAACTGTTCACGATACGCACTGGTAACATCAGAAACCTCAGGACGACCAATAAGATCATACGCATTCTGAGGCTGAGCATAAGACTCAAACTGTGAACGCTTCTGCTCATAAGCAGAACGGTCACGTCGTTCCTTAGCCATATCCGTAGCAAGATTCGTGATCAACTGCTGAACAGAAGCCTCAGTTGCAGGAGCCGTATTCCCGAAAGTGTCAGTCGTCATAGGCAGATAGCCCATCAACGACTCGTCACCCTTCGCCTTCTCCCAAACAGTCTTAGCAACACCAACAGGATCTTCACCCTGAGACAACGAACCCAAAGCCTGCCGCAAGGCAGGATTCTGAGCATACGTTGAAGCCAAATCAGAAATATAACCCTCATAGTTGCCAGGATCAGTAGGAGCCTGACTGATACCCAAAAGGCTGCCAAGATCGACACCAGAGTTATACAAAGCATCCTGAACAAAGTTCAAAGCCTGCTGAGGTCGAGCGAACTGGTTATCTTGAGAACCCATATAGCCGGGACCCAAACCCAGAACACTCATAGCGTAACGCAAATCGTACTGGCCTGGAGTTTCAGTTTGAAACTCCTGAGAATCCTCAATACCATTCTTATTCAAATCGGCCATATCACAATCCTAACTGTGCCGGATCAATACCCAACTGTGCAGCCTGCATAAGCATATTCGCACGCTGCTGAGCCTGCTGGTTCTGCCAACCAAGATTCTGCATATACAACTCTGCCTCCAACTGCTTGCGGGCAGAATCCATCTGAGAAGTCTGGGCAGCACGCTGAGCAGCAATCTGATTCAACAAAGCAGCCTCATCACGAGCCATCCCTGTCTGGACATCAGCACCCAACTGCTGAGCAATCGACTGACGATCAGCCATCGACTGACCGTACAACGAACCGATATCACCCAGCGTTGAACCAGCCGCAGTAAACAAATTCTGCAACGGTGCAGCCTCCGCTTGCACCGCCCCAGCATCAGCCGCAGACAAAATCTGATTCATCTGACCAACATCAGAAGCCTGAGCCGCAGCATTCTCAGCAGCCAACTGCTGCAAAGCCGCCTGGCGTGCAGCAACCGCATCACTGATCTGCTGCCCAGCCTGAGCAATCCTGGGCTGCAAAGCCCCAGCGATGTCCTGCAAACGTGCCGTACCAGCCTGACCGGCAGCCGTCACATCGGCTGCCGTTTTATCCCAACGCTGATTGATTGAAGCCGGATCATACATCCCCATAAGGATGTCACCGTAACCCTGATACGGGTTCACCTGATTCGACATCGAAGAAGCCAGTTCTCGCATCGCTGAAACCATCGCAGGACTAGCACCAGGGTAACCACTGGGACCGTCAGCGCCAGTAGACCCGATTTCTGGTGCGCTTCGAATAGCAGCAAGAATCTCAGCAGACGAATAACCAGAATTGGCCATATCGGCAGCAATGTTCGGGTCCAAACCAGACAGTTCGCCAGTCAACTGAGAATAGTAGCGTCGATAAGCATCCTGTTGAGGACTATAAGTAGTGCTGCCAGCAGCAGGACGAGGGATGTCTGCCATAGCAGTAGGGTCGGCAGCAGTAGGACGATAATACTGAGTCCTACCAGAAGTCTCACCAGAACTCTGAGGCTGAGAATAAGTGATAGGCGTATACGACGGACTACCAGCAGCAAGATTACGATAATAATCCGTCACCCGACTCTGCTGTGAAGGCACAACAGGAGTAGGAACCTGCCCAGGCACAAAAGGATAATTATTATCAGCCATCAGAAAGTCCCCCTCAAAGCACCATACGGGTCATACCCGGCAGCCCTAGCCTGCTGCATCTGCTCATACAACGACAACATCGCATTCTGATACTGAGCGTCACGCAAAGCCTGCTGCTGCTCCAACGCAGACTGCTCAGTAGCATAATCCTGCCGAAACCGGTCAGTTTGCCGCTGAAAATTCTGAGCCTCCTGGGTTTGCGCTCCACGGCGCAAACCGGAATGATACAAACCACGCCGATTATACGAACGACCAATGTTCGGGAACTGTTCCTTGAACATACGGTTCGCATCAGACATGCCACGCCGGAAACGTTCCTGCCCCAAGAAACGCCCGTAATTTTGCATCACATCCTGAATGCCCTTATCAGTCGTCAACTGATTCGTTTGCATCCCGTAATCATATGAAGGAGTGCTATAAGCCATCACATCAACCTTTCAAAATGAAATCAGACCGTAGAAAAACTAAACGATCCAGCAATCTCACTGTTGCTATCAACACCATAAATTTGTGCCACACCAGTAGAAGAAATGTTCATACGAGCACCCTTACCGGCAGTCACATCAGCAGAAGCAATCGGAACAACAATCATCGTCGGAGGACGATAAGTGGAAGGCATCGTGAACACCGTCGTCCCCACGGTGTAAGTACCGTTCTCCAAAACAAACTGGACTTCCACCGTCGTCCCAATCTTCCTATAACGCAAACTTTGACGACCAGAAACAGTCGTCCAACCATTAGTAGGAGTCAAACTCAGCCACGAACCCTCAAGGTTCGTCATGGCAGCAACAGCCGTGCTAGCACCAGTACCACCGTTACTAATAGCCAAATCTGTCCCAGACCAATCATCATTATTGATCGTGGACTGAACCGCCAAATCACCCAAACCAAGATTCGAACGTGCGCCAGCAGCATCACTAGCACCAGTGCCACCATCAGCAACGGCAACATCAGTACCCCCAGCATAATACAACGTACTCGTGTCAGTAATCCCATGCACATTCGTCGTATCAGACGAATGAGCAGACACATCAGCATCAATAGCCGCATCAACATACGTCTTATTAGCCGCATCAGTCCCAACAGTAGGAGATGTGACATTCACAATCTTGTTCGACCCGGCATCAAAAGCCGAAGTCATAGCCTTCGACCCATCCCGATGAATAACACTGTTGTTCGCAAAATCAACAACATCAGAAAAGTTTGTGTTCACCTCGGTAGCATCAGCCGCCGTACCATTCACAAACGTATTCGAAACACTAGCAGTAGCCATCATGAACCTTTCAAATTGAAATCAACGCAACTGCTTACGCCGGAACGGCAAAGCAATCGAATCAACCCACCAACGACCAGGATTATCCTCAGAACTAAAACGGAACTGAACCGCATAACTAGAACCAGCAGAAGGCTGCCGAGCAAAGAAATAAGTATCATCAAAATCTGCTGCCCACGGATCACCCCAATCCATAGTTCCCCACAACGAATCTTCGTCAGTCACAATAGGGATCGTAGACGACTTACGAACATTGTTCTCATAGAAATCATGGAACACATCCATGTCCAACGTCGTAGAAGTCTCAGCAGCCGCAGTAACCCGAGGCCGCTGCCACCGCTTCTTCGAAGCAGTCTCACCACCAGTAATCCAAGAAGTCCTGTAATAGCCGTCAATACGAGTAACAACATCATCAACGCCATCGTTGATGATGTCAACCGAATACTCACGGTCATACCGATACAAATTGTTATCAGACAAATGAACACTGTAAAGCGAATGCTCAGCAGACATAGATTCCCAATGCCACATGTCAGTGATCTGCTTGTCGTACCGAGTCAAAGACCGGCTCGACGGATCGTAAACGAACAGCCACCAGTCAACATCCTCAGCAGGACCAGCAACAAGAGACATGAACAAACGTCCATCAGCCCACACAACACGATGACTGCCAGAATGAGCAATTTTCCCTGACTCAACCCACCAACGCAAATTGTTCGTCAACGGCACAACCCCAGAACCGTTGTACGCCATGATCTGACCGTCACCAGAAATCCAATACGCAACACCACTATTGTACGCAACATTCCGGCAACAATTGATCCCAGAAGCCCCAGTCAAACGCTCAACAAAGAAATCGTCCCGAGAATAACCGTAAACCACATGCACCGAACGTGCCTTGAACACCAGCAACTGATCCTTGAACGGCACCAAAGCCGTCACAGGATCACCATCATCACCAGGATCAACATCAAAATAGTCGTCAGTAGCCCAATCCTCAGGCTGCTGCAAATGCGAAAACCGGACACGATGCGGATACCTCACACCAGACTCAACAGTGTCAGCAACCCACAAATAGCCGTTATGGTTCGCAACCATCCGAGCCTTCGGCATATCGCCACCATCAGGCAACGTGTAATCATCATTGAACGTTGACCCCAACGTGGTCAACGTTGACCCATCCCAAGACTGCGAAATGATCGACCCAGACGAACGACCGTTCGTAATATAAACTTTCGAATTGAAACTCGTAGCCCGAATCACATCCGAAGTATCAGACAAATCCTCAGTCGTATCCGTCAAAGTGGAACCATCCCACTCCAACAAACTCCCATCAGTAGCCGCCAGCAACATCACATCATTAGCGAAATACGACGGACAAAGAAACGTTGCACCCTGAAGCAACGAATCATACGCCTGAGATTGAAACCCGCCACGCAACACAAAACCGCCACGCAACCCGAAATCAACATTCAAACAATCAGGTGTCTCATTCTCATTCAAGTTCTGCTGCTGAGAAGTCAGGTTCAACCCGCCCGAGAAATCTCGCATATAGATAACACCATTAGGAGTAGCCATCAGACCCCCTCAGTGTTACGACGCAACCAGCGAGAATACGACATCGGGTAACGATTCTTTTTCGACCCACCAAAAATCTTCGGTGAATGCGAATCCTGCTTCATCGAAGAAGCAATGAACCGGTTCACACCCTGCTCATACTGGGCCATATACAACTGGGACATACTGATGTCCTCCTGTGCCCGATAATACATGCCGAGCATATACCAGCAGATCACTTCATCGAACTCACGAGGCAAATCAGGCTCATCAGAACCAGAAGGCCAACTGGTGAACGACCGGTACCCGTAAACAGTGTATTCCACTCCCGCAGTAGCGGGGGTGGGGAACAGATAGACAGCATCACCCTTCACCGTATACCAAGATGCTTCCCGAGTCGAATAATCGACATCGGGACCATCCAACATTTCCAGATACACAGACCAAGGAATGTAAACCAGATTCTCAGAAGGCCCAGTGATACTCGTTACATACTCAACGTTCTTAGTGGAAAACGCAGACCCACTCAAAGCATAAGCAGCCACACCAGAAGAAACCGTCAAAGTGTCCGACACATGATTATCAACCCACTCAGGAACACGCCGCCGAATATCATTGTAGGCGGCACGGGCATAAACTTCCAGGTTCGAATCCGGCGCATCAACAGCATCCGTATCAGCGTGCCTGCGAACAAACGTGATCATTTGAGAAAGATTCAATTTGAAACCCCCACCTTAGATTTCACAAATAAGAGCACCAGAGAAACCGTTCGTATCTTTACGAGACGACACACCCCAAGTAGTCGTCCCACCAGACAACTGATACCCCAACGTATACACCGTCACACCACTCGGCAAATACCCAGTCCAAGCAACATGCAAATAGTCACGACCCGAACCGGTAGCAATATATGACGAAGTTGCCAAACGATCAGTTGAGTTTGACGCAGGATTAGAGTTCTTCGCCAACGAAAGTTGCCGCAAATAGTTGGTTGACGAACTATCAGTCAGCACCGTGCAGCTAAAAGACCAAATGCCTGCCGTGTTCGTAGTGATATAAGTCCCATTAGAACCATGCAGACCGGAACCATCATACGTTTCCGTATCCCACGTCAACGGAGTTGACGTATTGTGCGCCAAACTCCACGTTCCGTTATCATGCAACTCGAAATACGGGTGATTAGTCTTAACATTACCGGTGACATCAACACCAGTTGATGTCGTCGTCAACTTCTCGTTGCCGCCATAAAACAAACCGACTTCAGCGCCAAGCGTACCCTCAACAGCCCACCCATTATTCACGTCATCATAGATACCCCAACGTGCCGGGGTATCGTCATTCGACATGAACACAACTTTTTCATCAATGCTATAACCATCCCAGGTCATACCACCAGACACATTGATAGTGCCATAAGGATTTGAGGCACCCTCAACCGAAGCAATCGTTCGACCAGAAGCACCCAAAACAATGTTGCCACCAGCAACAACATCACCAGTAGTAGCAGTAATATCCCCACCACTACTAGTAATATTACCAGTGCCATCAATCGGGCCATTTACATCAATGCCACCGGAAACCAACCCTGAAACAGTCAAAACATCCCCGGAGCCTGCCGTGAAACCGCCAGTAACATCCAGGTTGCCAGTGATCGTCCCGCCAGTCAACTTCAAGTAGCGGGCATCACCACGGGTATCATTATGATATTGCGTATGATCGTCATCAGCCAAACCGGTTAGCAAACCATGATCGGTGGCACCATCCGCACCATCCGCACCCGCAGGACCCTGGGGTCCCTGCGGACCGGTATCACCCTGCGGCCCCTGGGGGCCAGTAGGACCCGTATCGCCCTGTGGACCCTGTGGACCGGTTGGGCCAGTAGACCCTTGAGGACCCTGCGGACCAGTTGCTCCTGTATCACCCTGCGGTCCCTGCGGACCTGTAGCGCCAGTGTCACCCTGCGGACCCTGAGGTCCCTGAGGTCCAGTATCGCCTACAGCACCTTGAGGACCAACTGCGCCCTGAGGACCAACTGCACCTTGAGGACCAGTAGCCCCGGTATCTCCCTGCGGGCCTTGAGGCCCAGCAGGACCAATATCGCCTTGTGGCCCTTGCGGGCCAGTAGCACCAGTATCTCCTTGTGGCCCTTGCGGGCCGGTGGGTCCAGTGTCCCCCTGAGGACCCGCAGGACCTTGCGGTCCCTGCGGACCAGTATCACCATCTAAACCATCCGCACCCGCAGGACCCTGAGGTCCCTGCGGGCCGGTAGCACCAACATCACCTTGCGGGCCTTGCGGCCCCGTAGTACCTTGCGGACCCTGTGCGCCTTGCGGACCAGTCAAACCTTGCGGACCAGTATCACCTTGAGGACCTTGTGGGCCAGTCGGGCCGGTATCACCCTGTGGGCCTTGAGGTCCCGTAGGACCAGTGGCTCCCTGCGGTCCAGTCGGACCAACATCACCCTGCGGGCCAGTAAGCCCCTGTGGGCCAGTATCGCCCTGAGGACCAGTTGGTCCAGTCGGCCCAGGGTCGCCCTGGGGACCCTGGGGACCAGTCGGCCCAGTGTCACCTTGTGGCCCTTGCGGGCCGGTATCCCCAACCGCACCTTGAGGACCCGTATCACCCTGAGGACCCTGCGGTCCTTGAGGACCGGTATCACCCGTCAATCCCTGTGGACCAGTCGGGCCAGTCGCACCCTGTGGACCAGTATCCCCTTGTGGACCCTGCGGGCCAACAGCGCCCTGGGGTCCTTGTGCGCCCTGAGGGCCGGTATCTCCCTGAGGTCCGGTAGGACCTTGAGGACCGGTATCACCAGTAGCACCTTGCGGTCCGACAGCACCCTGGGGACCAGTAGCACCAGTAGCACCCTGGGGACCCTGCGGGCCTTGCGGCCCCTGGGGTCCCTGCGGACCCTCAGGTGGAAGTCCAGTCTCCCAAAGACCTGATGTGTCGTTCCAAATCAGAACTTCACCATCAGCCAAACCAGTCAGATCAACATTCTCAAGATCGCCCACACCATGAGAAAACGTTGGACGGACAAACAGGACACCATTATTAGCATGAGAATGAATAACGGCAGCAACAAGAACCTTGTTGTAGCCGTTACCAGGCTCAGTAGTAGTCAACCCGCCAGCAACCGACTCGCTAGCCCACAACAAATCGCCATCAGACCAGCCCGAAGTGTCCAAACCCCGAACCTTGCCGAAAGCAGTCACATAACCGTCAGCACCATTCAAAATGTCATGAGTAGCCACACCCATCACATAAGTAGACGGATAAGTCCCATCAGCAAGAAACGGGGCGGCCAAAAGCCGCCCCGATGAACCCAAAGAACCAGCAAACATGACAACAGTACCATCAGTGATAGTGCTGCCAGTCTGATTCTTCACATAAAACAACAGTTCCTGACCGACCTGCAAAACAGCAGCAGCCCCAGCCATCCCAACATTGACAGTACCCTCATCCTCATTCCACGCCAACTGACCCTCAATAACAGGATCAACACCAGCCGTGGTTTCAAACTGAAAACTGTCAGCAGTAACCTCAGAACCATCAACCAGCAGATCGCCAGTCAACGTCCCACCAGTCAACTGCAAATATCGTGCATCGCCCCGAGTATTATTATGGTACTGAGGATGATCATCGTCAGCCAACCCAGTCAGCCCACCATGATCACCCCCAGAACCAGCAATAGCATCATCAATACGCTCACCCAAACTGTCCTTCAACGACATCAACGCCCTACGGACGTTAGGGTCAAGAGAACGATAGTTAGGGATATTAGTCATCTGAACCTATCAGTGATCAGGCGTCAAGCCAAGCCTGAGCGGAACGGCCAACCCAGTTCCACACAGCAACCAGACCAGCAATGCCAGCAGCCTTGAAAAACGACACATCAAAAACAGCCGCAGTCAAAGGCGCAGCAGTAGCACCAGCAACAAACGTGATCACAGCACGATCAAAAGCATCACGGTAACTCATATCAAACCCCATGTTTCTCATCATGTTCAAGATGCCACTCAATATGCTTATCGAGCCGACCATCAATCTTGTCAACCTTAGAATCAATCGACCGAAGCAAACCAGCATTCGCCTCATGATCCCGATTGTTACGGCGATGCATACGTTCCAGCAACGTCACAATAACCCCACTCGGTGCAAGCACAGCCAAAAGCACCCCCTGCCAAACCTGCATGACTTACCCGGCCTTAACAGACTGCTTCTTCGGGCGACCACGCTTCTTAGGCGCAGGCACAACAGGTTCCTCCACAACCGAAACACCTTCACGCTCAGAACCCCAAAAAACGTATTCCTCAGCATCGTCAACAAACGACTCAAAAGAATGACGTTCAGGAGCATCCTGAACCTCATAATCCCCAATCGGAACCGTGCCAGCATAAACACGATTCACCATGTCAGGATTACGCCACATTTCAACAGGAACCCTGTCAATACCACTCATCGCAACCTCAAAAGATTTCAAACTGAAAAACCGGGGCACCGAAAGCGGTGCCCCGGTTCAACAGCACCACCAGCAATATAATCTGATGGCTAAATGGATCAGGCAGGAGCCGTAACTCCAGACAGCTTACCAATCGAACGACGAGAATCAGTCGCAAACGTGCCGTAGCACAGAATCAGACCATACTCGGCATCCTTATCGTAAGGCTGCACGAAACCGTTGAACTTCATCCACTTCGAATCAAGCACCGACAGCTTCACATGGTTGCTGTTCAGGAAGTACCACTCGCCAGACGGGCAGTAATCCGACCAAACAACAACGCCACCCTTATGGAGCAGGTTATCGAAACCAGCCTTCGCAGTGCTCGCATCAGTGAACCGCTGCTGAGCCTGAAGCAGTTCCTCATAACCCTCATACAGAGCCTGAGTCGTCACCTCAAAGTCGCACTTGTCAGTACCATACGACACCGAGTTGTACTTGTTCGACAGAACAGGAAGGGTGAGGGCACCAACCGAAGTGGCGACCGAAGCCTGCCACCAAGTATCAGCCGTACCATCAATCCCACCAACATCAGTGGACGAGTTATTCGTCCACAGCTTCAGACCAGCCCACTCCTTAGCCGAAGGCGTGTAAGTCGTCTGCCCGTTGTCAGTACCAGCACCATCAGCCAGGAAGAACATTTCCTCAAAGACCTCGGCAGCCGTGGTCTCAGCGTTCATCGTCTTAGCCTTCAGCAGATTGATAACAGCCTTATCACCGCTGTTCTTCGCCTGCTCCAGACCGCTGATCGGAACATAAATAGCCGACTGCTTCCAGTCGTACTCGGCAGTGTCGATGATTTCATCGACCGCCGGGGTAAGCGTATCGTAACCAGAGTAGTTCTGGAACGTGCTGTTACGGGCACCCATAACCGGATGCACCGCATTACGTCCACCCTGAGCGTCAAGCTTCGCACGCCGCTTCAGGAAGTCCAGAACAGCAGTACGAGCAAAAATGTTGTCAGTGGCCTTCCCCGAAGTGAAGTAACGCTCCAGAGTAGTACCAATAATGTTATCCATAGCCATAGCAATCTCCCAAAAGTTTCAAATTGAAAACCTGATCAGCCGCCGCTAGAAGCGGCGATCTGCTCAAACAGTTCACCAATGTCATTGAAGTCATCTACCGGAATATCAGAAGCCCGGAACGAACCCTTAGAGGAAGCGGAAGCAGTACGCTTACGCTGAGCACGCTTAGCCTCATCAGCCTCACGTTGCTTAGCAGCAGCCTCAGCAGCAGCACGACCAGCCTGATCATTCTGCTTCTGCATCTGAACATTACGCTGCCCAGACAAATACCAGTGAGCATCAATCAGAGACATGTTCTTAGCAGCCGCAACCTTCAGCGTTTCGACAGCATCAAAACTTTCCCCGAACTGATTACGCAACGAGTCAACCTCGGCACGAACCTCAGCCTTGATACGCTCAGTTTCCAAATCCGCAAGACGCCGCTCCAACTGAGCGGCAGCCTGCTGAGCCTGCATAGCCTGCTCAGCCCACGGACGAATATCCTCATCAAGTTCATCCAGACTAAACCGCTTATCTTGCTGACCCGCACCAGCCTGCTGATCAAGCAAACCATACGCATTAGCAAAAGCTTCCAACGTGCCCATAGGGTCACGTTCGAACGCAGTCTGAACATCCTGCGCCCATTGAGCAGCCTTGCGAACCTCGGCTACCTCCTGGGTTTTACGGGTGTAATCCTGATTACGCATGTACCCGTCACGCAATTCACGCAACGTGACCACACCATCTTCACCCGCAACCTTGAAAGGAACCTGCCGGTCAGCATATTCCTCCCAATTCCACGAAACATCACCGGCTCCATCATCGAAGTTATCGGTTTCTTCGTAATCGCCTAGATCATCAACATCATCAGTGGACTCCAGAACATCTGGTTCATCCACCTGGACATCATCGTAATCGCCAGCGTCATCCTCAAAATCGGCAGAACCATTATCTGCCGACTCATACTCACTGGAAACAGCAGCGAAAACCTCGTCCAAATCAGTATCAGGCATATCATTTCTCCATTTTGGGAGAGTCCTATAAGATTGCTCTCCTATAATAAACAAAAACCGTCCCAAAAAAGGGACGGTTTCTGTACCAGAATGGTATAGTGGGCAGTTTTACCACATACCCAGGTGGCCCAAATCAGGTAGCGAGGCCGCTGTGCCAGCCCGTTGCGCTGGTCCGAGTCACGATCAGAGTGTCACCAGCAGCAGCAGTGGCAGCAGTGCCGGTGATCGTGTCAGAACCAGTCTTGGCAACAGTGACAGCACCAGCGCCAACCTGAACAATGAAGAACACCGTACCGATACCGTAATCGACATCAGTCGATTCCGGCAGAGTCAGCGTGGTAGCCGAACTATGCGAAACGGTGATCACAGTGAACGGCGAAACATTGTTCGCCAGAGTGTTCGAAGCGCCACTGTACGACAGCAGACGGTTCGAACCAAGGTTAGTAACATTAGCCATAGTCATTCTCCCCTAGAGGTTTCATTTTGAAAGCGCAGCAAACCCGACCTCCCAGCGTCCTGTTCGGTACTAAGACCTGCCACTTCCACCCGAAGGCAGCATTTACATTCCAGGCATCGGACCTGGAACACCTTGCGGTGGCATACCGCCACCGCCCATCATTTGAGCAAGCATTTCAGGAGGGATGCCCGCCATTTCTGGCGGCATCCCCGGAGGCATCTCCGGAGGCATACCTTCAGGTGGCATACCCGGAGGTGCTGCTTCCGGCATCGGAGGCTGCGGACCCGGACCCATCATTTGATCCGCATTCTTGATGCCAAACCCGAAACGCAACACATGCTCAATAATCTTCTGATCGTTCAACAGCCCCGAACCCAACATCGGAGACAACACATCCATCAACTGCAACGCAGACTGACGACGGAACGACTCATTATGAGGTTGAGAAGAACCAGCCTCAACCTCAAACACAAAATCGCCCTGCAACACAGTGCGATCATAACGCACCCAACTAACAACCTTATTCTCGTCAATCACCCGAGCAACATCCTCAGTGTCCATAAACACCTGAGAAAGTTTGATCATACGCTCAGCGACCCGGCCCATAGCCTGCTCAATCTTATACAACTTGTCCGAAGAACGAGCATTAGCAGCATCCTGAATCAAACCGGCTTCCGTGGCAGTACGGCGAATATTCGCCGCCTGCCCACGGGAATACTCAGTGACACCAGAAATCATGTTGATGTCGTTCAGAATCATATCCGACTGGGTATACCACTCAGGATGCAACGCAGTCGGCTGAACCGACTGCAACACATCCCCAAACGGACGATCCTCCAACACATCAATCAGGACATCATCGTCACCAGACTCAAGAGCCTGCATACCTTCCGGGCCGATAGCCGCAGAACGCACCATATGAATCCGCTTACCATGCTTACGATCATTGATCATAGCGGTACGGGTCATAGCCAACTCTAGCTGCAAACCATAAATGGTTTCCAAATCACCAATCGGATAAAACCGTTCAGGGACCTCATAGTTCGGCATGAACACAAACGGATGCACACCAGGGAACGGAGACTGAGAAGGCTTCTGCAAAAATTCTTCGCACCCATCAGCGAAAACACAAACAGTTTCGTTGATCAAATCATAATACTCGTAGACAACAACGAAACCAGCATCCTTAGAACGATGCGAATCATCAACCTTCACATCATCCCGAGCATCCGACAACACCGTAGCCTTCAACTTGCGTCGAGCCGAAGGCTGCCAATCCTCATTTTCACGGGCAACCTGAATAGGCACAAACGAACGCTGAGCAATCCAACGCAAATCCTGCATACGCAAAGCATCAGGATCAACAACCATATCGAACGGGCTGATACGACGCACCAAAGGTGCGTCTTTCACCGTTTCCTCAACAGTACGAGGAACAGATTCAATAACCTCATCCATTGTCGGAAGATCATCTTCCAACACACCAGACTGAGCCAACTGCTGCTGCATCATCACCTGTTCACGAACAGCGTCCTGCCATTCGTCAACAGACAACTCACGGTCAGCCATCTTAGTTTCCCAAGTGATCTTCACCCAGCCGTGACCAAGAATAACGAAATCCTTAGCGGCAGCACGGATTTCGTCCTGGACATCAAACTCACGCCAATGATGATTCACCACCGCTTCAACAACAGCAGCAGTTTCACGATCCTTCGGATTCTTAGCAGTAACATTCACCTTCGGAATGTTCACAGCAATCGACGGAACAATCACGTTCACAGTCGAAAACGCCATATTCGGCACAACAATATCCTCATATGAACCAAGTTCATCCCAAGGATACTTGTTGCTATAAATCTTGATCAGGTTAGACCACTTGTCATCCCACTCAGAATCCTTACGGAGACGCAAAGAGTTCTGCACGTTCGCCCGATGACGACCAAGTTTCTTCTTAGCGTTATCACGACCATAGCCATCACCAGACGACTCCTGGTCAATGAACGCATCATAATTACTTGGCATCAGACTTCACCTGTTCCGACTTATTTAGATGATCAGACAAACGTTGCATCGAACCACTAGTGGTTCCCGTCCCAGTGGTATGCCAAGCCGGGATAGCCTCATGGCCCTGCTCGGCAGCCTCAGCGACCTGACGGCGCTGATAATCACGAATCGTGTCATGACGCCAAGCGTCATCACCCTGACCGGTTTTG